TGAGTGCACTCCTCAGGACTTCCATGCCTCCCTCGTCAAGGGTCCTTGTAAGGTATTCGGCTCTGGCATCTGAGTCAAGCTCTAACAGTTTGCGTTTCTTAAGGTCGTTTAGGGCCTCGTCTGTCTCGTCTTCGGTGTCTCCCATGATGGCTCCGTATAAAACAAGGATTGAATCGATGAACTGCTCCTTATCCTTTACACGGTCTCCTGTCATCTCGTTATATGCGTCTATAAGCGGGATCTGTTGCTGGAAGTCTCCGACACAGAACTTGTTGTTTCTGACTTCTAACAGCGGGATCATACCGATGTTATGCGGTTCTTCAGAACTCTCTACTTCAATGTCACCGTTAAGCACCCAATTCTTTATGGCTTTGTCTGTTACGGTCATGACATAAGTCTTAGGGTCCTGAGTCTGTGCGGAATCGTCTATCTTGTAATAGTAATAGACACCGAACAGCTTTTTATGAACTATGGTCGTGTCATAGACTATAAAAGCGTGCTCCGGATCCAGCGCCTGAACTGCTAATTCTGCCTCGCCTTCATCGGCGTACCAATATTCGTATGATCTGCCGGCTATCGACAGCATCAGAGCGTTGTCCTGGTCTACACTGTCGATGTCTGCGAACTCCAGGGCGTCTGTCAGTATGCTTATGTCCTTGTCGTCTTTGGCTTTGTATGTGATAGGGTTTCCAAGGAAGTAACCTGCAGCTGTATCTGCTATGTCTTTAGCATGGTTACATACTACGGTATCCTCGTCCCCCTGCTCTCCAAGGTAATACTGTTTGCACTTTATAATGCTCGCCTGGATATCGCTCTCGAACACCTGGATCAGTTTGTTCAGATCCTTGGCATTCAGCTCTCCCTTTTCAAATTTTTCCCTGTCATAAGTTATGATGATCTCTTCAGCCATTACCTCAGTCCTTTTCTTGATTTGTCTTTAATAATTGCTTTTGATTTAACTAATATCGTATGCACGAAATACCTTGAGGCGTCCATTGCGTGGTCGTTGGCCTTTATAGGTGCGTCCTCGCCACGGTCTGCCGCTTTTGGATCCCATGCGTATTGTCCGTATTCTTCTATTGTGTGCTTGCACTCTGATAGGTATTTAATGCGCTCCTTCTTTAGTAAGACGGATACCTCCCTTATACCGTCCAAAACAGCGTTTTTAGCCTTCACTACTGTGATATTGGCTTCTCGTACCGCCGCTATGAAAGAGGCCGCTGACGGGTCGATTATGACCGCTCTCACGGGTGTATCGCCTATGAATGCCTTAAGGTCCTTCACATATTCTGCGTCCGTCTTCTGCTTCTGTTCTGTACGTCCTGAGTAATAATATTCTTTAGTGCAGTACCACATACCATCCACGGCTTTAGTCCATAACAGAAATACCGTGGCGTTCTGCGTTCCATAGTCGCATGAAATATAATTGACCTCTGTCAGTAGGGTCTGTTTTTCGCCTTTCTCGTTCGTAAAATACAGATCTTCTTTATTAACGACATGCTTTTCAGGGTCGAACATGTCATATATGATTCCCTCTGCAATTACCCAAAGGCCTCGAATATACCTTGAATAGAAGACGCCTGTGTATTGACCTCTGTATCTTTCCTTTATCTTCTCCGACAGGCTCAGGTTATCGTCCATCGTGAAGTGAAGGTATAAGAGATCCTGCTCTTCTTTTCTGTCTATCCACTCTTTCTTGAACCAATGCATCGGTCCTTCGGGGTTGCAGTTGAACCAGAACTTTGAGCCATCAACAGAACATCTTGCGGTTGCCTGATTAACGAATGACTGTGGCATCAGTGCGACTTCATCAAACAAAAACCCGGCAAGGGTTACACCCTGTACCAGGTCCTGTGATGCTTCGTCTTTACCGCCGAAAATATAAAAGGTGTTCGTATGGCCTTTGAATGATATGACCATCAGGTTATCGCCTCTGCGATAGTCAAAACGGATCCCACGTGACGCCATCATTTTTGACAGCGGAGATAATACGTTTCTCCTGAATGAGCCTATCGTCTTTCCAGCCATGCCGAAGTTATGCCCGTCAAAGGTCGCCATTGCCCATAAGACAAAGGATAAGCTCATACATACTGTTTTACCTGACCTTATCGCTCCGTCCGCTATAATGCCGTTTTTATCCTTTACAGGGCTGTCCTCTGTCCACCAGTTAAGTATCTGTCTCTGCTTTTTACTGAATGGCTCAAAGTGGAATGGTGCTTTTTTAATCATCGGTCCAGTCATCCTTTGCTGTTCCCTTCAATGCATCCATGAAGCCGTCATCCTCCATCTCAGCTTCCTGCTGATTCTTGAGAGCTTCCATCCATGCCTTTGCCTTGGCTTCTTCGATAGCGACTTTACTCTGTTCCATCTTAAGGCGTTCCTTTTGGATCTTGACCTCATCAAGGCGGGCGTTCATCTTATAATCCTCGCCTAATAATTCAAGCGCTTTGTCCACCATCTTTGGCTCACCCTTCATCGCTCCCATCAGGATCGCTGCAGTGATCGCTTCCCGGTGTGTAGTCACATCGTAACCATTCCGGTCGAATGCCCTGCGGATCTTCTCTGGCGCTCCTTCGTCTATCATGAGTTTAAGGCACGCTTTTATGGTCTTTCTTTCTTCGGCTTTCTTCTTGTTTGCCTTGCGCCCTTTTTCTTGGATTTCCCTTTGAACTTCCTTTGAACGCTTGTTAAGAGGTATTAAGTTTTCTGTGCCTTTATGATCTCCCATTTATGCTTCTATAATCGTCAATGTGCCGACATATCCATAATAACTGTTACCTCTTGAACGCACTCTTACCGCAACATCTGCATTGGCACTTATCTGAACATTGGACAGATGTATGTTCTGAATGTGGTTTGACCACGAACCAGTCTGTGCCGTTCCGTATGCCGTATCGTTCAGATATAACTGTGAGCCCCACGTACCACTTGTTGAAGAGCGGAATGTTGACCAGTATACATCGTATGTGCCAGCCTTTGTGCAAGTGAGACTTACAACTTCTGTGTATGATGTCGTCGTCGCTCTTGTCGTTGACTGTGCGGTCTGTGCGTTCTTGCTTGTGCCGCCTGTCGGAACATTGACTGATACTGTGGCGTACTGCGAAACATTGATATTATTCCCATTTGCTGTAATAGGCAAGTTCCCGGTAGGTATGATGTACTGTGACGGGATCGCATTGACTGTGACCTGTGAGAGTGCATCATATCCGCTGTCTGCCGTAACTACTTGCTGTGATGTGGTAGGAGTGACCGTCTTGGTCTGATATGACGGTGCTGACTCGTCTATGGCGTAGGTCAACTGATAATATCCAGGCTGATGGAAGTATCCACCGTTGTTAGTGCTTTGCGATGTAATGGTAAGATTTCCACCGCTGTAATTAGCTGTCCACGATGTAAGAGCCTTTGCAGTTGAGTCTAACGCCATACCATAAGTGCTTGTACCATCGTTAACTACTTCTATGACTCTCTGGTATCCGCTCGATGTACTGAAGTTACTCTTGAATATGCAAGACCAGTATATCGGTCTTCCTGTTACGGGGAATGTGATGGATGTTGCTCCACTTCCTACCTGAATGTCTGCGGTCTCTATATCGCTCGTGCTTCCGCCATAGGTATAAACTAACTTGTACTCATTCGCCTGGAATATGCCAGTTGTGGCTGTGATGGTTAGCGTTCCACCGCTGTAAGACTTTGTAAAGCCTGTATCTGCCGTTGCCTGGGTCGATAAGATCTGGCCGTGTAGACTCGTTCCGTCAAATACTACCGCTGTGACTCCGTTGGTGTTCGTAGTAATGTCAGCTGACGATGTGACTGCAAACGATGTCGGGTTACCGCTTAAGCCTGTAAACTGAATGGAACTTGAAGCTGATGCAAGCGTTTTTGTTGTCTTGCCAACTGATATGGTAGAAGATCCACCGCCCTGAACGTCAACTACTACCTCTGCAAGGTTAGTTACATCGTATGTGCCGTTCTCTGTCTTGGTTTCGCTTCCGGAAACTAACTCACTTGCGCTAACTGTTACCGCAGTTCCTGTTTTAGTACCGCCTGTGATGTATCCTGTGGTGTTCATTACTGACGGTGTTACTGATACGGAATGATTCGATACTGTGCCTTTGGTTGCTGTTGGTGTGCCTGCTGTTCCAGACGGCATAGCATTCACCGTTATATTGACCGCTTCAAGTCCATCATAACCGCTGTCTGCTGTAACCGATTCAGTCTGTTGCGATGTGGTCGGGGTATATGTCTTTGATTTTGTCTGTAATGTCGGAATGCCACCACCTTTGGTGTATGTAATGGTATTACCATTGTTGTCTGTGGCTTTTATCCCTGTTACATTGGTATATTCAACTCCGAATATCTCTAATGTGTCTGCCATTGTTCACCTCTTTCTAAACCATTGGAGATACATTGTCGGGCCATTCAAGCATATATACATCTATTGAATATGTCCCGTTAATTGTTAATGAATAACTTGAATTATATCTGCCCATCACATAAACTTCGCCTGTATCGGTAACGCCTGAAACATAAACTCCGTAGCACGTAGTAGTCGCTGGCGTATATGCCGACACGACTCCGCTGGAACTAACTCTATATACTTGCTTTGCAGGATTTTGAGTTGTCCCACCGCCGACAGAGTCCCAAATAGGGAAGAACATATCAGTCCCATAAAAGTAGCCTTTGCGTTTGCCTGCTTTATCCCGTATTTTTACATATAACATTTTTGAATTAGTTAGTTCTGATGTGTCTATGGTTAAAGAAGTTGTTATTGTGGTTACACTCGTGCTCGTGATATTGGCTGTTACTTCTAAAACCCCAACCGAAATAGGTGTATATGCATTATCGCTTATTGTTGAAATATAAATATGTGATTCAGTACCGTATTCTAATTCGATTTCTATATTTTCATTCTCTTTAACAGTATACGAATAGTTTACACTACTATAGCCATCCCCAGCCACAACAGAACCGTTCAAATAAATAATTCCACCAGAGGGAGAACCAGTAGCCCGAAAATATAGAACATTTCCGCTTTCAATGCTAAACTCGTCACCAGACGTGTAGTATTTTGTTCCAGTTGAACTTGGATAGCATACATAGCAATATGATGAACTTCCGATACCTGTTATTTTAGCAGTATGACTTGGCCCAGCATTAACATTAACATTAACACTTGCATAATTGGTTACATCTATTCCTGTGCCGTTCTGGGTGATGGGTAATGTTCCACTAACGAGTTCTGAAGCCGAAACTGTTACCGCTGTGCCTGTTTTCGTGCTTCCTGTGATATAACCTGTGGTATTCGTGACTGACGGTGTGACCGAAATAGAGTGATTACTTACTGTACCTTTGGTGGCTGTAGGCGTACCTGCTGTTCCGCTTGGCATAGCATTGATTGTTATTGCACCCTCCATCACATACTTTGCACCGCCGACTGTTTGTGATGATGTTGTTGGCGTAACAGATGTGTTTTTTGGAATAGCATTATAAACAGTATCCATTGAGTATGTAGTCTGTTCAGTAAGCCAACCAGCAGTCCAACAATCTAAAACGCTATTATACTTGTATTTTCTTTGCTGACCATCTGTGAAAAACCCCGCCTCGCCACTACCAAAATCATACTCGGCATTAGGCACAGAGGCACTTGCATAATTCGTAACATCTTTTGTTCCGCTTGATGTCACATTGAGCGTACCGCTAACAAGTTCTGAAGCTGCTACTGTTACCGCTGTGCCGTTTTTAGTTCCGCCTGTAATATATCCTGTAGTATTAGTGACACTTGGAGTAACCGAAACAGAATGATTACTAACTGTTCCTTTTGTTGCGGTTGGAGTACCTGCGGTTCCGCTTGCTACTGACTTGCTTGCACTTGCAGAATAATATCCACTCGGTGCTGTTACCGTTGCACCTGATACAGTTAGATCTGTGCTTGACCGCCTCGTGACACCACTACCGACATATGACGATGATATTGCTCCAACATTGACTTGTTTTAAAGCATAATATCCCTCATCCGCTTTTACAGTCTGTGCAGTCTCGCTCGGTGTCGCTGATTTGGTCTGTAACTGAATCTCGGACTCATCATCTATGACAATGTAACCATCTTGGTCTTGCCATATGTTGCCCTGTTCTGTACCGCCTGTGGCTGTGCCGATTATAATCGCACCGCTCTTATCGTGAGCCGTGTAGCCTTGCATCAGCTTATCGGCTGTTACGGTATCGCCTGTCAGGTCGATGAGTGTACCGCCATTGTAGACTACTTTATTGATAGCCATATGCTACCTCCTTATGCAGCTGAACCGATAGTGACTGTCTTTCCGCCTGCTGCGTTATCTGTTTCGGTGTAAGGGATAGGATTTACGGTTACCTGTGACAGACAGTTATATGTGGGTGAATCGGGTAATACTGTCTGTGCTGATGAAGTAGGCGTTACGGTCTTTGTCTGCGGATGCATCCCTTCAGAACCGCTCATTGTTCCTGTGATCCCGAGGATCTCGACACCTTCTCTGATGTTGTTTGCAACGAGTGCGGTAGCTGAAGCTGAATCAAGTCCTACTGTTCCGGAACCATCGTGATATCCCTGGGGGATCGTGTAGGGTGTGGCCTTGCTTGAGATCGTGCCGGTCACGGCTCCACGGTTCGGCATTGAACCCGTTAATACAGATCCGTTCTTTGCGAATGTCTTTCCGTTCAGGACTTCTGCCTGTGTTGCGGTTGCACTTGATGAATCCACATCGAATGCACAAGTACCCGTCTTCTGCTCACCACTCGGTAAGTGGAATTTTGCTCCGCTTAATACTTGCGCTGCTGTTACGGTATCGGTGGTTAAATCGATAAGTGTCTCACCGCCATAGATAACTTTGTTTACATACTGGTTAGCCATTGTTAATATCCTCCGCTATATATACTGTCTTTCCGTCATATATGTTTGATGTCTCATAGTATGGGACTTTTAATACTGTTACATCGTCTGTCATTGTCTTGTTCATAGTCGCAAGGGTGACAGGATCATGTGCCCTGGGTGTAATGACATAATCGCCTTCATAAGGGTTAGGCACTATGATCTGCGGGACTGACAGTCTACCTTTCAAAGTTGCGGGAGCTGACAGGGTCCCTTTCATTGACGCTACTGGCGACAGTGTGCCCTTTAAAATATCCATCAGTCTACCTCCGGGGTAAGTGTAAGGATGCCGTTCATAAAAGTATCAACTACCTCACCGCCATTAGTGAGTTCCATGTCCCATGCATACTCGCCAAATGCCAATTCTTTTGTATGGCTTGGCAACACAGTCAATATCATTGAATCCGTGGGCACTGTGATGGTTATAAGCGGCTCCTCGTCCGAATAATCAGATCTGTCTGGTTTGAATTTATTATGTTTTACTGCAAAACGGATAGACTCCCCGCTTGCCGGGGTGTAAGGATCACCATTCTTTTCAAGTCCTACCTCTGTTATGAAAGTATCTCCCCTTGTAAGCTGTATGTCATATCCGGTCTTTGTCTGTTTAATTTTGTACATGATTTTCTCCAATAAAAAAGGACCTTTCGGTCCCTGGATCCGGTCGCCGTGTAGTTGACCTTACTGCTTGATCACCATAGCGCTTCTGTCAATAACGTTATGGTATCCTCCGTGGCTTGCCTTTATAACGTTGTACCCCAGCATTATTGCATAAAGCGACAAATCACCGTTCCCCCAGCCATTTCCCTTTTTTGCCAACTTCTTAAGCATCGCATCTGCCTTGGGGTGAGTCTGTTTCCACTGTGAGGCTTTTCTGTTAAGCGCTCCGTCAGTTATTACTCTCGCAGTCTTGGGGTTTAAAACGCCAGTATATAAAGTCGTGGATCCGCTTCCGTATCCAGTACGCCCTCCACCATTCATATCAAAGTAAGCTCCTGCGCCATATGCCTGTCCGCCATGCTTGCCTCCGATATAGTTATACGGATCTGACAACCACATCTGTGCGATCTGTGCGTCGCTTAATCTGTTTCTGCTTCCTGATGTGGTGTTATATGTTCCAGCGCCTACCTGTCTTGACATTACCTGAGACTGGGGGATATTGTTCTGCTTCATGAACTGGCTGAACTGTGTGCTGTCCAGAATTGTAGGGGGTGCGTTCAGCCCTAAAGCATATACAAGGTCCTGTGTGCCGTCAGGTGCGTCTTTCAAGTGGTTCGGCATATCTATGTTGTATGCGGCCTTTAAAAGGGCCTCTGCCTGGCTGTCATTCAGGTTTGCCAGCTGTTGCGGTGTGTAATTGAACTGTCCCTGCGGTACCCAGTTGGATGCCTGAGCCGGTGTCGGATTCTGGGGCTGTGTAGTCTGGGCCTGCTGCTGTGATGCCTGGCTCGGCGTTGTTTGCACTGGGCCGAACTGTACCTGAACATTTACTGGCCTGCCCCCTACTTTTATCTGCATAGTCTTTGGCGCCGTTGATCCAGATCCGCTTGATGCTCCTCTTCCTCCCATAGTTTCCTCCAATAGAAAAGCGCCTTTTCAGGCGCTCCCTTTTATTATTTCTTAGTAGTTTTCTTTGTAGTCGTTTTCTTTGCTTTCTTTTTCTTTAACTCTGCCATGCCGGGCGCTTCTTTCAGGATCGTGAAGCCTCCGGGTGTAGATGTGAATCTGTCATCGATGGCCTGCATCTGCTGCATTGTAAAACCATGCTCTTCTGCAAAAGCCTGTTCTGCTGATTTCTTCTTTGCCATTATGTGCCTCCTTTTATCGTTCTACTTCGATTATGATCTCTATTTGTCTTGCTCCGGTAAAACCCTGTGGCATGCCCTTTGCCCTTGCTCCAGTCTTACTGATTTCCCTTACATCAACAACGGTCTGCTTCATGCCGGGTGAAATAACCAGCTCACCCCAACTCAATCTGTTCCCATATCGGTCTCTTGTGTCGCCAGGCATTATTACCTGAGTGTTTGCCTTTGCTCTGTAAGTTATCTTGACCTGTCTATCTGTAAAGCTATTTGATGTTGGTGCATTCTTGAAATTGTTGTATGACGTTGACAAAAATCTGTTCTCGCTGAAATTCATTCCAACTAATGCATTCTTCATCTGAGATACTGAAGCAATATTCATGTCAAGTCCCGCACCTTTAAGAAGCCCATTAGCAAAGGCCGAATGGTCATATCTTGTAAGGGTTACGTTATACCCAAGATTATGCATACCGCTTAAAAGCATGTTCTTTACATAGTCCTGCTGAGCTGTAAGCCTCTGCCCGTTAACCATGGCTGTATTCAGGTTCTGACTTGCTGAATATAACGAGCCCATTGTCGGATTAGGGTCTATATAGTCCATACATGCCATCTGCTGTGATACTGTGAGGTTTTGACTCTTATAGTACTGAGCACCGCTATGAAGCTGATGGTATGGTGAATTGTCAGTGTCCTTGAAGATCTGATTATTGTTCGCCTGTGCCTGCTGCGGTGTAGCCACCGTCGTTGGCGGCTGCTGTTGCATCTGGAAAGTAACCGGTCCGGTTGCTCCCTGAACTGCGGCCATTGATCCACCGCCCATCGTTCCTATGATGGTACTTGTATTAGCTGTTTGTCCACCCTGTCCACTCGTAGCTCCTCTTCCGCCCATTGCCACTCCTTATTCGTGTTTCACGAATCTAATTATGAACTCATTATCACCAATTTCTTCCCATTCTGCACATACAAAGTTTTCGTCTTTCTTAATGTTATTCGGATCTGTGCCTATCGGCGCTATCCATCCCCATACATCTTCGAGAAGCATGGTTCCAGTGTCCTTGTCTCTTCCATCTCCGTTTTCTTCAATAAAAACTAAACCTTGTCTTTTTGCCTCATTATGGAGAAAATTAGTAAAATTATCTATTTTTTCTTCGAAAGTCATCCTTTTGCCTCCTTATATCGTTGATTGTTCACTCCATCCTTTAATGTTGTTATATAGTTATTATTTTGATCCACTACTACCACATCGGTTCCTTTAGCGTAAAATGTTACTGTCCCAGTCTGGCCTCTCCAAGTACCTGTCTTCTTTATGTCTGCGTCATCAATGATGCCTTTGGTAATATCAAAGAACTTACCTCTGTCTTCAGGCTTCTTAGCATCTAACCCAAAATCTTCACAATGTTTGCCAGCTTTTTTGCCTATCTGTTTGTCTTCGAAACTAATAGAATCTGACTCTTTAGGCTTTTGGTTATTCTTCGAGTATTTTTGAGAATGCTTCTTCGCATCTTTTCCAATCTTGTCCCAATAAGCTCCTCTTCCGCCCATATTATACCATACCTGCCATTCGCTCGGTAGTGACATTCTCGTAATACACTACCAAAATGTCGCCATAGTCATACTCTACCTTACCACCATAAACTAATATGCATTTCGGCCTAAGTCGTGTAATCATCTCGTCCATGCCTTCTTTCCAGATCTGCATGGCATCCGGATCCAGCTTAACACCAATCGTGCTGACCGAGAGTGTAGCCTCTTCCGGGAGACCGTCAAAGCAGAACTGGAAGGTTTCCGGTTCTGCCCAGGATACCGTCGGGATAACTTCAATGCCTCTTCTCTGCATGATCTGTCCTATAAGCCTTGAACGGTATACGTTCCATATCTTCATGGCCATCGGCATATCCAGGTATAAGCTGAAGTCTGGCGTAAACACGCACTGGAACTCTTTTAGGCGCTCCATATACATGTCAGGTCTGTTCCAGATCCGTTCGAACTGATAGTCATCAACATAGAAGTGAACTCCCACATCCTTGTTTGTAGCCGTAAGCATATAGTTAAAGCTTATAATATCATCCGGCACCACATCGCATGGTTTCAGAACAGGCATTTCATAAAAGCCCTCTGTTTCATATGGGTCGAACTCTGCTAAGTTGTATGCGTCATATGTACGTTCCCTCTCATCCCCATAATAGCCATCTTCCTCTTTAGGCTCTTCCTTGCTGAAGTCGAACTTAAGCCCGAAGTCCTCCATGTCGAATGAGATGTCTTCCAGCTCTATCTCAAGTTTCTTAAGGTCCCACTGTGCAAGCCCTCCTGAGCTGTTATCTGCGATTCTAAAGGCTTTTATCTGCTCTTCGGTCAAATCCTCGATTCTTATTACCGGAACCTCTGTAAGCCCTAATTTCTTGGCGGCTTTTGCCCTTGTATGACCTGCTATGATCTCATTGTTCTGATCTATTAAGATGGGATTCCTGAAGCCAAAGTCCTGAATACTGTTCTTGACAGCTTCCACCGCATCGTCATTGATCCTCGGGTTATTCTTATATGGTTTTAAATCTTTAAGTTTCAGATATTCGATTTTCATAACAAAAAGGGCACGTTATTAGCGTGCCCCCTTCAGGTGGATGTTTAGGATGAACTTTCACGCT